GCTTGCCGTCGTCACCCGGGGCCCACTGCTCGCCCTTAGCGTCAACCGTGAACGCGAAGCTGCTGCCACGCAAATCCCCGCGGGCCGTCAACTCGCCGATGGTGCGGCCGAGCTCCGTGTTGGGCAGCACCACGGAATACCGCAGCCCCTTCTCGTCGCTGGTGAGCTCGAGCGTGCCAGACGACGTGCGGCCCAGCAGTTGGTTCGGGTCGTGGTTGAAGAGGGCCACAACGTCCTGCTTGCCCCGCTGGCGGTTCAGCACCTTGTCGAAGGCCCCCGGCAGGATCGTCTCCCGAAAGCCTCCCAGATCGACGCTGAGCGTGTTGTATCGCACCGCGTAGCCGGTGAGCGTCAGCCGGCCGTCGGCCCGTGTCTCCACGGCTACGCCGGCGTCCTCGGCAAACTCCCAATCGCGTCGCTCGATGCGCTCGGCAGCCACCACGTCCTGCTCGTCACTCATTGCCAGCCTCCGTGCTTGCGTCGCCTTCCGGCGGCATGTCCTCGGTGTCGTCCTCTTCGGCCACGTCCTCTACCGCGTCGCCTGGCGTGTCCTCAACCTCGCCCGGCGAGTCGTCCTCGGACTCAGGCATCGGGCCCAGGTTCTCCTTCATCCGCACCTCTTCGGGCGTCATCCAGCCGTTGCGGATGGCCACCTCATACGCCGCATAGCGGCTCGTGATGTCGCCACGCAGCAGCCCTTCCACTAGGAACTCGGCGTACAAGTCGCCGTCTTCCGGCAGCACGTCACGCTCGATGGCACCCTCGATGCGACGCAGCCACGGGGCGATAGTGAACTTCTCGAAGGACACCATCTCGCTCTGCAGATTCCCCCAAGTTGCTCTGCCGAGCTCTTGAATCATGTGCGGCGGCATGCGCCAGACACGGCAGATCGCCAGCAGCGACTGCATCCAGAGCTCGGCAAGTTGGCTCTCCTGGTTCGTCGCCGAGACGGTATCGGCCTTGAGCCCGTTGCTCAGGATCGCCGTGCGACCAGCCTTGGCCGGGCCGCGGTGTGCCGCCTCCCACTGGTCACGCAGCTGCTCACGGACTTCGCGTGGCAACGCCTGGTCGGTGTGCAGCACGATGCCCGGCTGGGCGTTGTTCTTGTAGAACGCCGCCGCGTACTGCTCCAGAGCTCGAGCCAGGCCGATGGCATCCTTGCCGAGCTCGACAGGAACCTCGCCGTGGATGCCGTCAAACGACAGCCAGCGAACGTGCATGATCTGGTCGTCGCGGTACGCCTGCTGCCTGCCCGTGCTGGGGTCGGTGTAGACGTAGGACAGCGACATATCGCCGTCCTGCACCACCTTCATGCCGGCCGGGTTCAGCGGCCGAAGCTCGCTCACGCTGCCGCGGTCGCCGGCCACCTTGAACTGGTAGGAGTTGCCGTAGAAGCCCAGGTGCAGGCACATCTGCTCCACCCACTCGTACCGCGTCTGCCAGCGATTAGGCCGCTTGGCGAGAACGTTGTAGAGCGGCAGATCCTTGGCTCGCTCGCTGTTGTGGTCGTCGAGGCGGCGATACAGGTGCAGCGGCAGGCTGCCGACAGTCTCGGCCACCACCCGGGCACACGCGAAGTACGCCGCGGTTTTCATCGCCGTCTCGGGCGTGATCCGCACGCCGCTCTCGGCGGCCATCGCCACGAGATCGTCCCAGCGGGACATGCGGGTGTCTAGGAACTTGATCTCAGGCAGAGTTGCGGTCGCGTCCATGCGTGCTACCAGAAGGAGATTTCGGGCATCTCGGCTTGCTTCATCGACTCGCCCATGTGCACTCCCACCGCCATGATGGTGGCCACGACGGAGTCCACACGTTCGGTGCTCTTGGCTTTCGACACCTTGACGTTGCCAGCCGGGTCCGTCTGTACGGCAGCGTTTCCTAACTGCCAACTTACCAACGGATTCCCGCCGAAACGCACCTTTCGGTCCACGATCAAGGCTTCGAGTTTGCGGGTCGGTGCCGTCATCGACGCGAAGCCCTGGCCGAAGAGCGTCACCGGAAGCCCATCGTCGGCGAGCTCGGTGGCAAGCTGCGTCGCGTTCCAGCGGTCCACTGCCAGCCGCCGCACGCGGTGCTTCTGGCAAAACTCCAGAATGTCGGCCCGCACCCGCTTGTAGTCGGTGCTTTTGCCTTCCGTGTACGTCAGCCACCCGTCGCGGTGCCACGCGGAATACTGCACCCGGTCGTTTCGCTCTCGCTCAGCGGCATTGTGCTCGGGCACCCACGCAATCACATGAACGTCGTAGCCGCCGGCGTCGTTGGGCGAGACTGCCGAGAAGCAGGTGGTGTCGTAGTTGCTCGCCAGGTCGAGCCCGCACCACACGTCGCGGCCTTCAAGAGGCTCGGAGTGCGGCCCCATGCACTCGGCCACCTGGTCGGGCCGCAGCCACCTAACGTCGCTCGTGGTGGGAATATTCAACCGATATCTAAGGAAAGCATTGAGCTTGGTCGCGGAGTTTTCGGCCTCTTTGCAGTCCGCGGCAAACGACTCCTCGGTGATGGTGTGGCCGATGGACGGGTTGGCCTTCTTCCAGATTTCTGGGCTTTTCCAATCATCTTCCCGATCAGCAGCGTAGATGCACCCGAAGAACGCCGGATCGAACGCGGGATCTGCAATGCACCGCTCGGCGTAGTCGTGCTGCTCGTACCACAAGTGCGTCTTGTTGGCCTCGCCGGCCGTGGTGATCGACAACACCAGAGGCTGACGCCTGGCGGCACCGCCGTACCGCAGGGCATCCCACAGCCGCCGGTCGCCACGCTGGGCGTGCAACTCGTCAAACAGCAGGCACGAGATGTTCAATCCTTCAGCACGAAACGCATCCGCCGAAAGCACCCGGTAGAACGAGTTGCTGCCGCGGTGCACGATCGTTTTGCGAGAATCGAGCACCTCCAAAACCTTCGACAAAGCCGGCGACGAGCGGACCATCGATGCCGCTTCTCTGTAGATGATGCCTGCCTGCTCACGATCCGAAGCCGCTCCGTAGCACTCACCGCCAGCTTCGCCGTCTGCTACCAGCATGTATAGGGCGATGCCGGCCAGCAGCGTGGACTTGCCGTTCTTCTTTGGGATCTCGATGTACCCAACGCGGTGCTGTCGCGTTCCGTCTGGCTTAACCCGGCCGTATATCTCGCCCAGCACGTACTTCTGCCACGGCAGCAGTAAAAACGGCTGGCCTGCCGTCTGCCCCTTGGAGTGCTTTAGCACCGTCTCGAAGAATCGGTAGACGCGGTCGGCCTTCGCTTGGTTCAGGCCAGGCCGATGCTCAGCCGTGGGCGGCGAAGAACTCTTCGAGCTCGTCTTTCTTGACTTCGACTTGCGTGGCAAGTTTCGTCCTTGAACTTGGAGTGAGCCCGAACTCACTCAATAGGCTAGCCTTCATGGCAACCAACGAGCGGTACATCGGCCCGGCTGGGTTGGGCTTCACGCCACCCAGGTCGGTGTGCATCACGGCACCCCCGGCCCGAAGCTGCAGCAGGCACGACTGCTCCGCGGAATGAACTTCGCAGAGCGTGGCCAACGCCTCGCCGTCGCCGGTCGTCAGAACGCCCATCCGCGAAAGGATGCCGGCGAGCTCGTTCCACTTCTCAAGAGCAACGGCGTCCACCTTGAGCCGCTCGGGCATCGGCGGCACGCCAACGGGAGCCGATGGCTCACGCTTCGTCTTGCTTTTCGCAGTCCCCTCAAGGATGCGAAGTGCGGTCGGCTTCGGTCGTCGTCCAGCTTTGGCCATTGTTAGCCTTTCACGCCCAAGGCACGTTGCATACCGTTTCAAAACCGGCAAAACGCCGAGCAAAACCTAAAAAAACCCCGGGATTTCGATGGTTTTTGCGCGGGCTTCCCCGTACGCGGTTTATGTCGTACCGCCAAAAGTTTCAGAGTGTTGCATTTTGCAACAGTTAGTTTTTGCCTTGTTTTATAGGCTTTTTCGCGTGTCGCGTGCGTTTTACCCTTGTTTTATAGGGCTTTTCGCATGCTCGCTATCAACCGCTCGTCGCCGTCGCGTCGCGTGTAGCTTGCCCACCATTGAGTAGCACCACCTGCCTGCATGGCCCGATCTTGGTCGCTAACGATGCGTGCCTCGCACTGGTTGGCTGGCGACTCTAAGACCACAACCCTTGAGCACCCCAGCCTGTCAACCCACCACTGCCGCCTCTCTGCTTCTGGCTCTGCCACCACCAGCCACGCCTTGCCATGCCTAAACGCATCGGGCTTGCTCAGGCTAGCAATCAAATCGTTTCGCTTGCGAACAGCTGGCCCCAGCCACTTGGCACCCCATGCGTGCAGCGTCGTCCTAGCCATGCCTGACGCTATTACGTCTAGGTCAATGACAAGATCGGCTGTCCCCTTGTGCATGTCTACATAGGTGCTTTTGCCAG